ACTGACGGCATGCCCGTCATACTAAAAAAATAGGGGGCAATAAACCCCCTTATTTAATTACTTACTATTTTCTTTTATGAAATTCTTAACCTTATCTAGTGTTTCCCATCTATCCTTACCGGCAATAACAATAGAGCCTGTTGGGGCTCCTGAACCACCTACATGGACGATTTTAGCATACCTAGTCCTATCAAAGCCATTAGCTGTTGTAGGGATTATAGGATAGCCTAACCATGTATTTATTAGTAAGGCTGCAGGTAGGTCATTGATATTTGTATACGTAACAACAGTTAAATTGTTAGTATCAATATTAGGTGGGATATCTGTTTCAACATTCTTCTTATATTCAGTAGCTAAAAGACTCCTATATAATTTCATAATGTTTTTACCATAATCCGGATTAGTGTTCCATTTACCCTCTCCACCTAGGGCAACTACAGTCTTAGCCTTGCCAAGTAAAAAGTCAAAGTGTCTAGGGTCTACTGGGTTTTTAAGAGGGTAGCCCTCTGCCCCATAGTATAACAATAGGTGCTGGCCCATAGCCCTAAAGCCCTCGTTCCAGTCTTTAAATACCTTATGTGCATTCTTATCAAAATCACTACCACCTTTTGATATCTTTAGCCCGCATGGATTGTGATAACTGGCATCTATTCCGGCTTGTGATTGGCCGTTCTTATATAGCCATCCTGTTTCTAGTGCTGTTTGTGCGTATACTGGTGCCGGATCAAGTCCAATAGATAGGCAAGTATCATAGCAAGCCTTAGCAATCTTGGCAAACTCTATAGCATTATTCTTAATTGCCCATGCTTCCATCTGTGCTACTGTAGTAGTAGGATTACCCACAAAAGAAACATCATCGATTATAGGCCTCTCAATAGGCTTATTAGGGCTTGTAATGTCATTGTTAGGAATATACTCCTTAAGCTGTAGTCCGTACGCTATAGCCTTAGCTACTTCGTCCTCATGCCCTTTATACTTAGCATAATCATCGGCATCATCAACAAAACATATCTCTATTAATAATGCTAGTGGATTACTACTATTTAATACCATTAAATCAGGCCTATTTTTATTAGCTACTCCATGAGTTGTAATACCAATATTATTTAAATTCTTGCATATCTGCGTACCATATTTATATGTTCTGTCATCATAATGGCACACCTCACACCCCATCACTTTGCCATCTGTATGATGTTGAGGTTTAAATGCGTTAAAATGCAAGGATACGGAGAGGTCCGTATCCCTATTTGAATTGATCTTAGATACTATCCTACTCAACACGTTTCCCTGTGAGTAGCCGTCATTGCAGGTACTATCATACACCTTATGTCCTGCATTTTCTAATATGGTCTTAACCTTGCTTAATATTAATCTATTTTCCTTAGATTCATCTAGCAAATCACTAGCCCCACATGCTATTTTACCTGCAGGATTATGCCCTGCATGTATATCAAATACTGTCATATAAATCTCCTTTCTGCGGTCCTACAACCGCTAATAAACCGTTCTAAGGGTGCTAGTCCCCTAGTCCCTTACTTGTAGGATTTATAAATACCCCCAATACTGCCATAGCTGTAGTACCTAGCAGGAATGGGTTAGATACTGTATTTAGTATTAAATCTCCTACACTGGCCCAAGTAGTTAGTGAGCTTGCTTCTACTTGCAGTGAAGTAAGGAGTATACCACCAATACCTACCCAAAACCAAGGGTTCTTATATCTTTCAACACTAGCTGATTTCTTTTCTATATTGTTTTCAATTCTACTCATGCCATTCTCCTTTATGTTTTTTAAATTCCTCATACTTACATGACCTTTGCTCTATATTATCAAGCCTTGTATCATGTTTGGTAACAACAATCTTTAAATCGTTGATTTCTTCCGAGTGTTTATTAACTTTATTTTCCTGTGTGATTATGTCTTTATTTAGGTTTTTAATAGTCGAATTAAGTTCTGCTACATTAGCACTAACCTTAGCAAAAGGACGAATAAAGGCTATTAACACAGGGACTCCTATAACTACTCCATATATAAATTCCTGACTTGTCATATATCACCTCAATAAAAATAGGCAGTTTGAAGACATGCCTAGGTCTATGCAAATTAAAATTCTAAACTTTAGAAAGCCTTGAACTATTCAACGGCCAACTCTTCAAGATCCATAGCTACCAATAAGGCCTTAACCTTAGCCTTTAGGAACTGTGGCACCTGCTTAAAAGTTCTTACTCCTGCTATAATGCAAGTTACATAACACATTGCCATATCGTTTCCACCTCCTAACTTATAAAATTTTATATAAAAAAAGAACCTAATATTATTGATAAGATTCTTCATATATAACACCTCTATTCAGCTTTTAGTAGTTCCTCAACTTCCTTCTTAAGGTAGTCAGGAACATCTTTTATAGTTCTTATTTTCTTTTTTATTAACAACGCATATAACTTAGCTAATGTACTCATAATTAATTACCCCCTGATTTCATCTCTATTGCCTCTACAATGGCAGTAGATAATTCTAACTTATCTTTTTCAATGTTTTCTACAACCTCTGCTATTGCCATAGCGTACTCAAGCCTCACCTTGTCAGCCTCTTCTTTAATTAACTCTTCCATGGTCTTTGGTGGTTCTCCAGGCTTACCAGTATCATAGTCTATCCACTCAAATACTAGCTTATGAGGGTTAGATGATACATCCACCTTAAAAGAGTTGGCCTTGTGTTCTTCAAGTAGTTTGCCTAGTTCTTTATACTCAAGCTTTAGGCAGCCTATTGAGTCCTTTGCATACTTGCTTAAGTCAGTATAGTTATTGTAATCTTCATCAAATGATGTTTCGACTACACACCCCATCATATCCCCTGATTCAATTATGATGTTTCCATTTGATTTTAAGTAATATATTTTTGTTCCTATTTTTTTCATTTAGAATTCTCCTTTTAGTCAAAAGCCCACCATTTTTTAACTTTATGATTTAAATCAGTACGGTTTGTTCTTTGATCTAGTTTGTAGTTACTTACGTCGAAATTACCCTCCTCAACATTTATTGGAAGCCTTGTATTGTCATAAGTATAACCGCCCTGACCCGTCAACCATCCTAACATTTCTATTTTTAGATTTTTTGTAACTATAATAACACCTCCACCTTCACCGTCGCCCCCATGCCTTCCGTAAATATACTCAGTGCTTTCAATGTGTGCAATAACAATTGACGGAGCAAAGGAGAGGTTTAAATTGCGTACATTTTTAGCATTCGAATTACTTCCACTCGCCCATCTCTTCCTAACTCTTTTTATATATTGAATACAATCTACTATATCAAGTATTCTGTCTAGAGATATATTATCATCTTTCTTAATTTCAGTTATTATGTTGTCGAGGGCCGTTTGGTATTCAATCCCTAACTGCTCTGTTCTTTCAACTTCTCTTTTATAGGTTGTCAACCACTTCAACCCCCTTTAGTAACTTTTCTAGTTTATTGTTGGCCGTCTCATGCCTATCAACATATATGCCTAAATTCTTGCTATATTCGTCTACACTGGCCTTATACTCTTTCATAGTATTTACTATTTCAGCATCCTTATTCTTTAGCTCTTTAAGAACTATATCAAGGGTCTTATTTGCCCATGTTGTGACCTTTACTTTTAAGTCAGTTAATTCAATTGAATCTAATTTGTGCCATAAAACCTTAATTATATTTGCTAGATTCTTCTTACCATGACCACCCTCTGATTCTGTATTTTCATTATAGCCATCTAGAATTAGGTTTTTCACATCCCCTATATTATCGTGTAATTCACGTAACATAATAACAATAGAACCAATATTATTAAACTCACCAGAAGCAGTACCAGGGTCACCTATTAGTTTATATATTTTTTCTAAGTCTGCCTGCGTTACAAAAACTACTGAAGGGTCTATTACAATAGTTACAGCATTACTATTAGACAATACCATTGCTATTCTTATAAACAACTCCATTGTAGAGCCTTCCTCTGCTACAGGTTTGTACGTTTCCTCATATGATGTTAAGACAATTAATTCATCATCTTCATCATATAGCCCTATTTCTCTGATATAAAATCCCCCTACATCCGATGGTATTAAACTTTCAACTATAAGTGTGTTAGGATTTAGAGGATCTTGCTTGAAATTGGCTATATTGGTTTCATAAACTACATTTTTTAGCTTAGTCATAGACTCATCTATTTCATATGATGTTCCATTACCATCTCCAATTTTAATTTTATTAATAGCAACTTTTTTGCCAGTTGCTGTAGCTTTCATAATTTTTTGACGACCTATATTTGTAATAAGTGTCATATATTTTTTAGCCATTTATACTACCTCCTAATTTACAGAAACTTTTTTAACTATATGCGTATATGTTCCACCTGTATATGGATTAACTTCTACCTCTATAGGACTTAGGTCGTAAGGCAAAATAGTATGTACAAGCCCAATATATGTACAAGCTCCGATATACATATTAGTATTATCCTCTAAAATAAACTGTAAAACAAAAGCCAAGTGAGATGGCTTTATACGTTTAATTATCTTATGTATTTCAAATGCTTTATTCATATTCTTGGCATCGGTTTGTACTGCAAAGGTCCAGTCTTTTAACCATTCGATAATTTTTACATCAATACCGGTGAAATTCTTTGTTATAACTCCCATAGTTTCAGGGTTTATGATTATTTTAGATTGTATTTTTGCTATTACCTTGCCCCGTCTACTCTCTAAACTCTCGGATTCATTGGTAGGCAAATTCAATCTTCTCTCCCATAACTCTATCCCCCATGTTGCAGTCTGTGGAAACATCTGTTTCAGGATATCTTCAAACATATAATTAACATTGTCAAATTGTACTCCTAATGCCTCGTATATCTGTATCATAATTTTGCAATCATCATATATATCAGTAATCCATTCAAATAGCATTTTACCTGTTTCTGAATGCAGCATTGTTTCTTTTAGTGTTTTATTACTCATAAACTAACTCACCTCAAATCTAACACTACAGACTATCTTCCACATTATATGTTGTTGTTTGGTTGTTTTGAGTAATACTGATATTTAACCCCGTAACACTGGCCAACTCTGCACTTAGTTTTATGCTATTTTTCGCTCCATTTATGGTTATGTCCGAATAATCATCTATTCCCATATCATTAACCATTAATGACCCTATAATAGAGTTAACCATGTTATATGATATAACCCCATCTATATCTAACTTGTCAAAATACTTGTTAATTAGCATTTTCATCTTATTTATAACACCTTGACTTTCAAAACTGCTATTAACAACTATATTGCCGCCTATTGTTATTTTCTTTATTTTAGGGGTATCAATGGTACATTCTTTTATCCCTGTAGGAGCTTTACCACCTCTATTTACTTGCCCTGGTTTTAAATCAGGCCATATATATTCTTTTACCCTTGCTATCAACTCACCGGAGGCAGGTTTCCTATTTTTATCTAGTATATGTACCTTTACTGTTCCAGGGCCATTCCATGTTTCTCTACAATAAGCATAGCCGACACCATCGACCTCCTTCGCCCATCTTTCATAGTCAACATCTGCACCACTTAACTGTTCCTCTTGTTCGGCTATACGTACCCTACTTCTCAAGCTCTCATCATCTTCAATATTAGTACCATTTTTAAACTCTTCATTACTAACCCTTGATATATCATTTATTTCTGATACTAATACCTTTACAGAAGACGGCTTAACATTACCAACATTTCCAGCGGTTGTACACTCGGCCAACACCTTAACATGATCGTTTTCTATCTCTCCCATTTCAAGGGTAATAAAATTGATAGAGTTTACATTTTCAGACCCCTCGGTACTAACAATAGTCCCTTTAGGTATAATAGTCCCCTTTTTACCATAGAAAATAATATAACCTGTACTCTTGGTTGCTTTTTTTCTCCATACAGCTCTCATATCTCCTAATAATTCAAGGTATTCACCATCCGATGTTTGAGTAAATGCACGCATCAATAGGAAATGTATCATCATTTCCCTTAACATCGCTATTTGCTCTGCAGACCCCCTTGTCGCATCGTATGCAAACTCCCCTGGTATTGTCGATATATCTTCACCAAATGTTTTTAAAATCTCTGCATGAATATCTTCAACGTCTTTTCTATATTCTTTTGGTATTGGTAATTCTTTTTTAGCCATTTAACCACCTACCTTTTAATATTGGAATCAATTTCAAACTTTTCATTATCCGTATCTGTTACCACACACGAATACATAAGTGTTTCAAAACTGTTTTTCCACTCAAAACTAAAATCACTAACTTTTAAAGTCTTAGGGTGTACCATTAAAGCTTCCCTTACCATTCTTTCAATCTCTATTTCTATAGCCCCTATACTCAACCCCGAATTAATTAAAGCGTCTAACTCGTTACCATAGTAATCAGGGTATGCAAACTTCTTAAACCTAGGAGTTAGCATTACTTTTTGACACCATTGACGATAAGCCTGTTTAGCATTACATTTGATTAGTGAACCATCAGGTCTTTTAACAAAATCACCTGTAGTAAAATCAAATAAATACGAATTTCTATCGGTTTCATCGTATTTGTCAACACTTTCAATTTCTAGTGCTTCTAATGGATCATTTAAGGGGAATAAATTATTTTCCATTTTCTTTTACCAACCTTCCCAAAACCACAAATTCACCATCCACAATGGCCATGACAACTAAATCCCCATCTTTTAACTTATATAGTTGTTCAGGAGTAACAACCTTATGACTATGAGGATGTTCTCCATCAACAGAGGTCATAGCCATATACTCACCAAATGCAAACGGATGAAATATATGGTAATCTTCAATAGGTTTGCCTTTAAATCTATTTGTAACTATCCCTTTAGGTGTCACCTCACCAAACATCAATTCAAGGCCATCTACAGCCTTGTTAGACTCTGTAATAGCCCTATCTTTCATTTGTCTAGCAATACCAATAAATCTACTCATCGAAAAACTTCCTCCGTATATAATCCAACTTGCCAGCCTTTATAGTCATTGTTGGACTAGGTTTTATATTATGAACAATGTCAATAACATAGTATTCATGGTCAAAAAACCTAACCTTATCACCTGCTCTAATAGTGTTAATATCTACAACACATTGAAAAGTCTTTAAATCTTCACCACTATTAAACATGGTTTTTGCAGCCTTTTCAGCATCTTTCTTATTCTTTATCTTTTCATCTTGTTTGACTTTCTGCAAAGTCCCATATTTATCTGTATCTTTTTTGAATACACCTAATACAGGAGTTGCATGCTTATCATCCTTAGATTTTCCTAACACCTTTACACTCGTTACAGCACCCTCTAGACTGTTTGTGTCATCTACTTCCTCGCAAATACCCTCTAACTGATATACTATTTTGTTTTTGCCTAACTCATACATATTTAGCTTATCTTCCATACGCAAGAGATACATTTTCCCGCCCTTTTTTACTGTTTCTCTTAAGGCTTTACGCATTAAGTCTAATAAGTTCCCTTTTTCAACCTTTTTATCAAGCTTTACATTAGTATTAGGGATATTTCCTATAGGTATCCCCCAATCCTTTGCAATCTTTTTTATGCGTTCATCAGCTGTACCTGCTTTAAACATATATTCATCATCAGAAGCTTCTAAATATGCAGTACGTTCCTTTAAATCAAGACTAATCCTATCTTTTTTGTATGTTTTTCTCCTAGCCCACACAACACCATTGAAGATAGTATCTTCTTTTTCTGTTTCGTATATCTTATCTATAATTTGCACCGTCTTAGCTTTTTTAATTTGCAAATCATATATAGCATCAGACTCAACTAGATCCATAGTTACTTTATATGCTATATTATCTATTGAGTCGGTCAGGCTAAGTGACATTAAAGCATTTTCTATATAGTATTTTCTATCATATATAATCTTCATTTGGTCACCTACTTTTTAGGTATTTTAATTACAGTACCAATAGGTATTCTATGAGGATTTTTGATAACATCTTTATTAAGTGCATGTATTTCAGTCCATCTAGATCCCTTACCAAGTGTTTTCTTCGCTATATTCCAAAGGAGGTCACCCTTTTTTATTTTGTGGGTAGTATACTCCGTCTTTGTGTTAGGCCTATCTGTCTTGTTTAACCCTTTATTGACCTTATTTTTACTAGTATCTATAGATTTTATTTTTAAATCTCTATGTGTCCTAAATCTTAAATTTAAAAACCTGCAATTTTCCATACCAGCTTTAATGGATGTATCAACGCTAGCAATAAAAACTAAATTATTAAAAGGCATTGTGGTGATAATCAACCTAACTGCCTCTTTTTGTTTTATATATTCCTTTAGTTCATCTACATATTGATATGCTGGCTTTAAATCCATAGTTCTATTAAAACCTTCTCTATAATCATCAGGTAAAATCACCTTGAATGATATCTCTTCTATCTTTTCACCATATTTATGGAAGTCCATTTCTCCTAACTGGTACATATCGTATGTTTGAAAGTTCTTTTGAGTTTTTATAGCGATTTCATCTAAGGGATTTAAAGGAAAATGAAACGTTGACCCCTGTTTATCATTAATTATATATACATCCATTCCCCCATCATTAGCTATTCCAGGATGGCTATTAGATGGTCTTCCAGGTTGCTTGTTTTCCATATACTTATGCAATTTTACTTCTACTTCCAAAACATCACCTCTTTAAATTTAACAGGGGCTATACAAATCTATATAGCCCCCATTATATATATTATGATAGATTATCAAAAGCATCCTCTAATTCGGCCCTTACACGTTCTACAGCCTCGTCAATAATCTCTTCTTTGTTATTAGCCCCACCAGCATTTACATTGACATTTACATTAACGTTATTAGTGTTTCCACTATCATAACCTACTGGCCTAGGGTTATTATTATTCCCGAAGTTCTTATCAGCGATACCATCTGCAATACCATTGTTAACATTACCATCGCTTGACTGTTTAACTCCAAGCATTTCACCGGCTTGTTTAAACAACTCCAAACCTCTAGCACGTTTACCTGGTGATAATGGGATTACCGCTTCCGGTCCCGCCTCGGCAACTAAACCGATATGAGGTTGTGTTAATATACCACCCTCGGCATGAGGAACTGCACCACCAAAACCGCCAACAGTTGATACAGATAGTACAAAGTGTGCTGTTACAGTTGCAGAAACAACAGCCTTCATGGCATTCCATAAGGCAATTATCCTACTACACATAGCCGATACTTGACTTGTAGCACTAGCGGACAAGCTACTAAATGTTGATGAAGTTCTACTTGCTAACTGTGATACTGAATTACTAGCCCCATTATACATATTTGTATATGCTTGTTTTACTTGCTGTGCCATTTGGTTAGCTTGTGTAACCATTTGATTATTTTGGGTCATACTAGCTTGCATTTGTGACTGTGCTTGTGACATACCCTCAGTCATACCTTGACTAAATTGCTGTCCTGCTTGTTGTCCTGCTTGCTGTGCTTGCGTTCCTATTGTTTCGGCTTGTTGTGTAAACATATTCATAGCAGAGTTAGAACCCTCGCTACCACCCTGCGTCATAGCTTGATTCATACCTTGGTTGAACTGTTGGCCTGCTTGTTGTCCTGCTTGTTGTGCTTGCTGTGACATTGAATTGCCTAATTGAGTAAATATACCTCTCATGGCCTCGGTTGCTTGTGCAGGATTCATATTGCCTATATTCTTCATTATTTGCTCAGTTTGTTGTTGTATGCCCATAGTGTTAAAGTCAACACCTTTAAACATACCCTCCATAGCAGTTTTATTAGATTGTATTGCCGACTGTATTGCCGGTCCTGCAGACCTAATATTTTCTACCATCCTCTGAACTCCACCTTGAATATCGCCGGCCATCGCAATATCCTTAAAACCATTAAATATATTACTAAAGTCAGCTTTCATGTTTCTAATTGCAGATCCTGAATATTTTTCAAGCTTAGACATAGCCGTCTTAAAATCACTAGTCATATTGTCAGGGGAGAAGCCACTTACTCTAGAAAGTTTTTCCATATTACTTCCTATTTTTTTAGCTCTTTCAACTTCACCCATTGTACTATTGACTCCAGTTAATAGCTGTTCCATATTCCTGCTTGTTCCTCTAAGTATATTAATTTGGTCATCAGACATACCTTTCATAGAAAGTGAGACAGCTTGCCCCATTTCTTTATACTTACCGGCAACAATATTCTTCTGTTGTCCTAAAGCTGTTGCAAAAGTTTCTTTTAATGGTCTTAATTCTTCTGTAGACATATGCCTAATGGCTTTCATCGCCTTTGTTGTTTGCTTAGTTAAATCACTAGTACCATCAACCCAAGAAGCCCTCATGTCAGCAAACATATGGGAAGCGGCCGCATTTGCACTCTCAAAATCTCCTGTTGCTATAGCACCCAACATCTTGGTTGAACCCAACAAGAAATCTCCTATTGGCTTTAGAGTCATTTTATACAAGCCACCAATAGATTCTAATGTTCCTGCAATACCTGACCCTAAATCACCTAATGCACCCTGTAATTGGGCCACCATATCCACATTATCACTTATAGCAACTCCAAGGATAGTTAATGCAGACACTACTGCAAAAATACCTGCAGTACTAGCACTTATACCAAGTAGACCACCTTTTAAAGCACTAACAGCACCACCGGCACTTGATGAAGCACCAAATATACCTGCTAGAACTTCTTTTAATATACCAAAGTCCCTTACGGCATTATTAAGGAACATAATTCCTCTTAACCCCTCAATAGCACCATGAATACCTAATATAAGAGGTATAGCAGTTTTCAAGCCTCCTAAAATAAGATCCCAATTATTGGCAAAGAAATCAATACCCTTGCTTAATGCCTTTTCTATATCAGGAATTTTATTAGTTAGCCATTGTACAAATCGCCTCATATGTGGCTCTAGTTTTGTACCTAGTGAAATCATCATACCCTCAACAGCAGACTTTAATATAGTAAAATCACCCTTTAGATTATCTAATCTAGTTGCGGCCATTTTTTGGGCCGCTCC